ATTGATCCGCCATCAGCTATGTCAGCTGGCGCACCCTGAGGTTGCCAGTTGCCATCATCAGTGATTACTGGAGAAACACCAACTGCGTAATTCGCGCCCGATGCACCAGCTTGAATAGTCACGTTGGTGGCATTGGTAAATGCGCCTGAAACAAAGGTTGTGTTGTCAACCGTAGTCAACAAATCCTGTGAATCAGGAAAGTTGGGAAAACCAACTTCTTGAAACACCAGTGCTGGTGAATAGGCCTGAACAGCGATTTTCTCGCCTGCGGGTACGGTAACTGTAGCAGTACCTTGTGTAAAAATTACGTTGTAGCTCATGATGGCTCCTTATACTTGACCGAATAACAGAATACCAGACATTTCTGGCTGTTTGTTAACCACGCCAAACAAGGTATCAAGACGATACTTGGTCTTCATGGTATTCACATCGTATTGCTTTTGCATGACCAATTCGATGCCTTGATCTGTGGAGGCACGCATCACTGCAACGCCAGCATCAGAGGGGACAGCGTAACGACCAGGCAGAATCTCCAACGCATCTTTCTGCCAGAAGCAGTTGATAGGTGCTGTTGTTGTATTCAAGCGGTTGACAGTTGCTGTGGCGTTTGCTGTCACGATACAGTTTTGGTATTGCAACTCAGCATCAGTTCCACCTTGTGCGGAAATAATGGGAGGTGTGATAACACAAGTGGTTGCATTAGTAACGCTCACCACGCGAAAAGTCTTGGAAAATCCAGTACCTTGTTTGGTGATGTGATGGACAGCCTCAACTCCGCTGATCTCAATGGCAGTTCCAACTGGCAAGTTAGTGGTGCTTGACACGGTAATCGTTTGGAAACGATTGTCCACGTTTTGCGTTTCACCAGTTGTCGCAGTCTGTGTTGCCACAGGCACGTAGAAGTTGTTAGCCGCAGCCAAAGTGCTCATCGTTGGGTCAGCACCAGATGCACCTGTCAAGCGATTTGCATAGTCAAGTTTGTAGGTTTCAAAGCCTGCGACCTGACCGACAAAAGAACGCTCAAAAGCGGTGTTTGACTTAGTGCCTGCAAAGCTACGTGACACAGATGCGCCACCAGTACCACCAGCAATGTTGCCAGCGATGCCGTTGTAGTCACGACTAGACAAAGCCAAGTAACGATCAAAGGCTTGAACGCCCTGCTCGTTCATAATGCTGTCGCACAAAGCCACATCATCATAGTCACCAGCCGCAGTGTTAACGGTCACGACCAAAGAACCTTGAGCCGCGGCCACGTTCATGATAGCGATGTTGATGTCGGATGCAAGTTTCTGCTTTGCGGCTTCGCCTAAGCGACCTTCTTGCAACGCATCACGCAACTCCAAAGCATCCAGAATGAACGGCACAGACTTTTGGAAGCCGAGTGTCGCTGGGACTGAAAGCTGGGTGTATGCGGTGAAGTTGTTAGTCTGATCCATGCCATCATACGACTGTGCGATGTAAGGCTGTGGACGGTAAATAACGTTGTTGGTGCGTTCCATCATTGAACCATCTGTGTTGTAGATGGACACGTTGCGGGACAAAACTAAAGCGTCATTAAAGCCTTCGAGGATGTCCTCAAACGCTACACGCTCTTCTTTTGAAAAACTATTGCTCATAATAAGCTCCTAATTAATTATTTGGATGCTGTTCGTTTTTGCGCCTTGTACTGAATGACTTTTGTCATGTTTCCAGTACGTGCCGCATCTTCTCTCAGCCGTTCAAGTGTTGAGTCTACCGCACCAGATGATCTTCCAGTTCCCGAGATGATACGTTCTGGTGCGGGTGCTGCCCTGCGATTTGTAACTTTCAATTCTTTCTCCAGTTTCGCTACCGCAAAGGCAAACTTTACGGGGTCTGTGACTTCTGCCAACTCTTTGGCCTTCTTTGGGTTCTTACCAAGTGCGTAAACAACCAGTGCGGGGTTTTCAGCCCCTTGAAGAATCACGCCCTGCTGGGTGATTGAGAAGACTTCCTGAGCAATAGCCTCGGCATCTTCGTAATCCCTGACTCGCAACTCAGCTTTCGCTTTGCCGTAGCCATCCAACTTGGCCTGCCATGCTTTTTGCTGATTCATAACTTCAGCTTCTTGCTTGGCATTTGTATCATCGGCTTGTCGCTTGCGCTCAAACCAAGAGGTCAGTGCTTCTTCGTATTTTTCAGCGTCATAGTCGTGGTCTTCTAGCTTTGGCTTAACTCCAATGGCAACTGGCTTGTTCTCAGTTGGCTGGACTTGTAGCTTGCTTTGCAGTTCACGATTCTGTCGTTGTAACTCTCTGTTTGTTTTTCGCAACTCTCTCACCCATTCAGGCGCAGGAGTTTGTTCTTCGGGAGGTGGCGCATCCTCACCAATGCTGACAATTACTTCCTCTGTATCGGCTTCTTCTAGGTCTTCAACGATTTCCGTGATTTCCTCGACTTCTTCCTCAACAAAGGTTTCTTCGTCCTCAATTACTGCCTTTTGATTCATCTTTGACCCCATTAAACTCACCCATTGAAACGGTGGGTGGCATCCGTTAATACATTCTCGCTTGTTTTTTACTGATTCGCAACAGGTGAGACTATCTGACCACGCAAAATTTCTTGTACAGCCTGTGCGTTGGTCAAAGCCATATTCTGTGAACTTTCCTCAACTTTGCCTAATGTCTCCAATGTTTGAGCACGTTTAAGTTCTGCCGAGGCCACGGTTTCCACCGTATCAGCTCTAGCTTTGGCTGCTTTTGCCATCGCTTCTTCAGCTGCCGCCTGTAAATACATGGCATTCGGGTCTTGCGGTTTGCCCTGCATTTCTGCCATAAGTTGCTGTGCTTCGTCATCGGTAGGTTGAACCACACCCATGCGGAGTAATTTCTTGCGGAAGTAGGCATTGGCATCACCCACGCCTTCGCCTTCCATGTTCATCATCGCCATTGCAGTCAGCACTTGCGCTGTCTCTGGGTCGGTGGTGATCTGTAGCATTCCTGTCAAAGCCCTGACAGTGGCGGCACGTTTACTGCTACTGGATGGGCCAACTTCTGCAACCACATCAAAGGTGGCGGCTGTTAGGTCGTTGCCCATCATCACAGCACCAGACTTTTGGTCAATCATCGGTTGCATGAGTTCAACAGTGCCAGCCTCACCCGTAGGGGCGATAGTTTTCATTCTGCGTTTGTCTTCGATGTAAATCTCTTTTGCCATACTGAGCCAGATTTCACCGCAACGCTTCATGCCCTTGGCAAAGTTGCTCATGTAGATAAAGGTCTGCATATCTACACGGGTTTGAATCATCTCTACTGCCTTACCAGACACGCCCGATACGATCTTATCTGCCCCTTGTGGGTTGCCCAAGATGTCCTGCATATCCTGCTCGGTAATCTGCAAAAGTGCCGCCATTGCTGGTGGAATTGCAGCCGACTTTGTATAAGCCACAGGGCCTGAGATGCTTTGGCTTCCGTCTGGCCCTGTAATCGGGTTGACCAAAAGATATGGGTAATCTCTTAAATTGTCTTCAGCCCACATCACTTGATGCCCTGCTACTTGCTCGGGGGTCAAGATAGGTTTTTCGATGCTAGACAGTGCGCTGATCTCGCCCAGCTTGGACAGTTGCATATTTTTGAGGCGTTGGGCATCTTTCGCCAATCTGACAGCACCCATGCAGCGTTCGATGTTATCCACAAACCAGCGTTTGCCGTACACCACCACGATGGGGATGCACTTGCCAGCAATATAACCAGCGTCTTCCAGAACCTTGCCGCCCGACATGATGTATTTGCGTACACGCATACGCTTGACACGTTTTTGCCTGACTTCTCTTGTGCCGATTGCCATTAGGGTTTCTTCTAATGTCTCATCGTTCTCAAAGTCAAGGGCTGTGTATCGTTCCTCAGTGCCATCAATCGCTTGGAAAATGCGGATGGTTTCTGTCTTTTCCTCAAGTTTGTAGTATTCAGCCACAAACACTACATCAGGGGTTGACCAATCAAACTCGTACTGGTGAATGATCTTAGGCCAATCCGTTGGGTCATCGTTATAGATTTCTTTGTAGCTTTCACGGGTCATACTGGTGACCACAAAGCAGAATTTGGCATCTGATTTGTCTTGTCGCTTGGCGTTTAGGTCAAAGAACACTGAGCTGTCGGCATCGTAGATTGGCTCGAACCTGATGCGCTGTCGGTCATCCTCGTCATTCTCCTCGTCTTCGTAGACTGTTCTCAGTCTCCATGCACCGATGCCACCACCTACGGCCTCTTCAAAAGCATTGTCGTAAGCCTCATCTGCCACAGATGCTTGTTCATCAGCACGATAAAGGCCATCGCAGACCTCTGCCAGCTTGTCGTTCTCTGAGCCATCTTTGCTCACATAATCGACTGTGATGCGGTTATTGCGATATTCGTTGACGATGCGAATGACTGCCAACATGATTTTGTTGACCTCAAACTTAGGCTTATTCTCGTATTGGTCGTATAGTGGGCCTTCCCACTGAGCACCGCACAAAGAATAAAAGCGTCTGTCTTGCAGGCATTGCAGGCGTTCATCCCGTAGCGCAGTCTGAATATCATTAAACTGGCGTAAGGCTTCAGCGTGTAAATTGGCGAGTCTTTGGTCGTTTGGAATTCGTGCCATGTCTGTCCTTGTTTGTGCGATTTTCTACCATTTATTCATAGTAGGCAATGGCGTGAAGTTCATTACTTTTGCTACTGCTGCACGCCTGACACCCTCGCAAGCATATCGCAAAGCATCAATGACGTGGTTTTTCTTGTCCTCAAGCATAGGCAAGATTCTGCCAGTTAATGGGTCGGACTTATAACTGTACAGGCTTAATTCGTCAATAGTGTGTATGCAACGGGGGTGAACCACGATGTCGTAGTTCTTCAAGAACTCGATGCCTTCCTCGACAGATTTCGGGCCTTTTACTGCGTTCATTATCTTTGGAAAACCATTGCGTTTCATGTGGCTGATGGTCTCTGGCCTGGCTGAATCTGCCACGATAGGCCATTTCTCTGCTTCAGGGATTTGCATAAATAGCTCGGGAGTGTTCACAATTTCACATCCCACCATGTAGGCTTCGTAATCAATGTAAAGCGTTCGCCCGATTATGTGACAACGAACCAAAACAGTTGGGTCAATTGAGAAGCCCCAATCAGCACCGAGGCGATGTAGTGCATCTGGCGGTGCTTCAAAATCGTCAATTTTCCAATTACG